ACACCGACCCGAATGTTGGGAACATCTTGAATGCCGTGACCGGTGTTCTTGGTGGCGCGTACTTCGTGGAGACCCCACGTGCACGCGTTGGTACCGATGGTACCGGCAGCGCGAAGGTGTACCGCACGATCATCTGTGGTCAGCAGGCTCTCGCTGAGGCGACTGCTGTTGAGCCGGGTGTCGTGATCGGTCCGGTGGTTGACAAGTTGATGCGTTTCCGGCCTATCGGCTGGTACTCGCTGCAAGGCTGGGCCCTGTACCGTCAGGCCGCTTTGTACCGCTTGGAGACTGGTTCTTCGATCGCCTAGTTCGGCACACGATTCGGTGGGGGTCGCATCATATTGCGGGTGCGACCCTCACTGGGTCAACTTGGAAGGGATTTGTTTTGCGCCGGTTGTGGACTGGGAACTGTTCGACCCGCGAGTTGTCGCTGGGTCGCCCCGCGAAGTTGTGGTGGGTGGATTGGGATGAGGGTTTGACTCTTGCCCGTTCCGCGCCTGGGGTTTGGGAGCAGTTGTCGTACCCGGTGGATGAGGATTTGTCTGCTTACTCGTATGTGATCCGTGGCGGGTATTCGCAGATTGTGCCGGAGAATATTTACCAGGAGCTTGTGGCTGAGGGTTTTGATTCTCCTGGGTGTTGGGTTTTCTTGGATGAGTACACGGATACTTACTTGTACACGGTGGAGGATTAGTGTCGAATTTGCCGAACCGCGAGATCGGTGATCCTGGTCACGTTGATGACCATAACACTATCGCGCAGAAGATTGCGACGCTTGAGTCTGCTGTGGCTGTTCCTGGCCCGATTGGGCCGACTGGTGCCACTGGCCCTGTTGGGCCTTCTGGTTCTGCTGGGCCTGTTGGTGCTACTGGGGCTACTGGCCCTCAGGGGGTGACTGGTGCGCAGGGTGCACCTGGACCTACAGGCCCTACGGGTCCTGCTGGTGCGAGTGGAGCTGCTGGTGCCACGGGTGCCACTGGTCCCCAAGGCGTTACGGGTGCTACTGGTGTGCAGGGTCCAGCAGGGGAGACCGGTCCTACGGGACCGCAGGGCGCAACAGGTGCCACTGGGCCCACGGGTGAGACTGGTCCTACGGGTGCTACCGGTGAGACTGGACCGACTGGGCCTACTGGTCCTCAAGGTGTGACGGGTGCTGTTGGTCCAACTGGTCCGACTGGCCCGGTTGGTGCGACTGGGCCGCAGGGTATTCCTGGTCAGGCTGCTGCTCAGGGTGCAACAGGTCCGACTGGTCCTACGGGTCCGTCTGGTCCTTCTGGACCGAGTGGCCCTTCAGGGCCCTCAGGGCCTCAGGGAGACGTTGGGCCTACGGGTGTGACTGGAGATACCGGACCCACTGGTCCAAGCGGTCCTAGTGGCCCACAGGGCGTTACAGGGCCATCTGGTCCGTCTGGACCCCAGGGAACGCAGGGTGTGACTGGGGCTACTGGTCCTAGTGGTCCTTCGGGTCCCTCTGGACCTTCCGGTCCTCAAGGGGTGCAGGGTGTTACTGGTGCGACCGGACCCCAAGGCGTTACGGGTAATACTGGCCCCACGGGACCTTCTGGTCCTTCTGGGCCTAGCGGGCCTAGCGGAGCAACTGGACCCACGGGTCCCACTGGTCCGGTCGCACTTAACGCGGTTGACGCAAAGACCGCGAACTACACGTTCGTTTTAACTGATGCTGGCAAACTCATTACAATGAGTAACACCGCCGCCAGAACCTTTACGATCCCATTAGACAGTACAACGAACTTTCCAGTTGGCAGCATTATCTATTTGACGAACATAAACACTGGAAACGTCACTGTTGCAGGAGCCTCTGGGGTGACGTTAAATACGATCAGTGGACGTAGTAACTTGAACGAACGCTGGTCTACCGGTATGCTAGTGAAGAGGGCAGCAAACACCTGGCTTTTTGCCATAGATTTAAAGTTCGCAGCGTACCAAACCTCTGCCCCTGCTGCGCCTAGCATTGGGGAAATATGGGTGGATTCGGACGACACCATTTAAGGTTTCATGTAGTTGGATTGCCGCACACGAACACAACTTTAGATTTCACTGCTTGCGCTTTTACTGAGAAGGTTCGCAAGTTTTGTGTGATGATGAAAAACTTGGGCCACACCGTGTACTTGTACGGTGGCGAGTTCAATGAAGCCCCATGCGATGAGCACATCCCGTGTATCACGGAGCAGGAACGCCTGGATGCTGTTGGTGCCAGGCATTACACTGGGGCCTCATTCGACTATAGCCTTCCCCATTGGGAGAAGTTTAACCGGAAGGTTGCTTCGGCTATCGGAAGGCGTGCGGAGCAGAAAGATTTCATCTGCGTTATCGGTGGCTACGCCCACAAGCAGATCGCTGACTCGTTACCACATTTGATAACGGTAGAGTTCGGGATCGGGTATCCGGGTACGTTTGCGAAATACCGTGTGTTCGAGTCATACGCTTGGATGCACGCCGTGTACGGCACGGCAGTAGACAGCCCGGAAAAACTTGATGGAAACTTTTTTGACGCAGTTATCCCCAGTTATTTTGAACCGGAAGCATTCCCGCTAGGCAACGGCGACGGTGGATATTTAATGTTCATTGGCCGCTTAGTGAGACGTAAAGGTTACCAGATCGCTGAAATGGTTGCCGAGCATCTTGGTGAACGGTTGATTATTGCCGGGGAGGGGGAAACCCCGTCGTACGGTGAGCATGTTGGGGTGGTTGGTGCTGAGGAACGTGCCCGGTTATTGGGTGGCGCTAAAGCAGTGTTCGCCCCAACATTGTATGTGGAACCGTTCGGCAGTGTGGTTCCTGAGGCAATGATGTGTGGCACTCCAGTTATCACAACAGACTGGGGTGCGTTCACGGAAACCGTGCAGCCGGGTACTGGTTTTCGTTGCCACACTTTCGGTGAGTTTATTGAGGCAGCAAGACAAGCGCCGTCGTTGAATCGTGGTTTGATTCGCCAGTATGCTTTGGATTATTACAGTTTGGATGCGGTTGCACCGCAGTATGAACGGTATTTTTGCAGGTTGTTAACACTTTGGGATAAAGGCTGGTACACGATTTGATTTGCCGATCAGGGTGTAAGACGAAGGATCACCGTAGTTACGCGGAATGTTTGCAGGCAGCGAACGTGACTATTGCGGCAACGGTGACAAGCCCAGCAAACTTTTTGTTCGATAAGACGAAGAAGGATCTTGCGGCGTACCAGACGGCACGGTTGAACGGTATCCAACCTGAGGGAACCACGGTGGAGAAGGTTCGTGCAGCTGAGGAAGCCTCACGCAAGTTGGGTCGTGCGTACAACGCGGAGAAAGACCCGCCCGCTTCAATGATTGTGAATAAGAAAACCGCCAGATTCGTGAATGCGAGTAGTGAATGAGCACGTTTGACCAGTTGGCTGATGCCACGATCCTTGACCTGTACGGGTACACCCAGTTGCAGGATCAGGCCACGCATTTGACGGCGAACGTTTCATCAACCGCGTCAGCGTTCCCTGTTGCTGACACGACTGCGGTGTCTCGTGGCACGATTGAGATTGGTGACGAACTGGTTTGGGTTGATGATGTGGATTTGCAAAACTCCCGCATTGTTATCGCCCCGTACGGTCGCGGGTTCCGTGGCACCACTGCCGCTGGTTACAGTGCTGGTACGCGTATTGTGTCGTCGCCAATGTTTCCTCGTGCCCGCGTGAAGCAGGCGTTGAATGACGCTATCCTTGCGGTGTACCCTGATTTGCATGGTGTTGGGGTGACGGAGTTTCTTTGGAACCCGTCACGGAACACGTACCCGTTGACTGATCCTGCGTTGGATATTTTGTCGGTGACGCATTCCACGGTTGGCCCGTCAAAGGAGTGGTTGCCGTGTCGGCGTTACCGTTTGGATAGGAACGCGAACACCACGGAGTTCACGTCTGGTGCGAGTATTTCGATTTATGAACGGATTACGCCTGGTCGCACGGTGAAGGTGGTGTACGCGAAGCAGCCGGTTCGGATTGGTGCTGGTGATGATTTCAGTGACACTGGTTTGCCTGCGTCCAGTGAGGACGTGATTCGCCTGGGTGCACAGTACCGTTTGATTCCGATGGTGCAGAACCCGCAGTTGTCGGGTATGAGTGCTGAGGCTGATTTCGCTGCACGACAGAACCCGATTGGTTCGGCTACAACGATTGGCCGTTACATTCTGCAAATGTACCAGGTTCGTTTGGCGGAGGAGTCTCGCCGTCAGCGTGCGCTTTACAACGACCGCAGCCACTACACGAGGTGATGAATGGCACGTAGGTATTATTCTAGTATCGCAGAACGCACAACGCTTGCGTCTGCCGTGAACGGGTCAACGACTACGTTGATTGTGAACGCTGTCGCTGGGTGGCCTGCAAGCACCCCTTACACGCTTCTTGTTGATGCTGAAACTATCAATGAGGAGATTGTTGAGGTCACGAACCGCTCGGGCACCACGTTGACGGTGACTCGTGGGGTGGATGGTTCAACTGCGAAGGCGCATGATGCGGGTGCTGATGTGCGTCATGGGGTTTCGGCTCGGGACTTTGCCGAACCTAACAACTTCATAAATGGCGGCAACGAAAACTACTATCAGGCAAGTGCTCCATCTACCCCGATTGCTGGGGATTTGTGGATGGATTCGGACGCAACGGCGTAAGGGAGAAATAAATGCCACACAGACCAGCGCAGGTTTACACGGGTTCCGGTTGGGACGATATCGGTGATTCCCGTCTTATTACTCACAACCACGGTGGGGGTGCAAACGGTGCCAATATCCCTCAGTCTTCGGTAACTAATCTGACTAGCGATCTTGCGTCAAAAGTTGGCAATTCGATTGTTGATGCCAAAGGCGATTTGATCGCAGCAACCGCCGCAGACACGTTGGCGCGGTTGGCTGTTGGTGCAAATGGCGCGGTGCTGACTGCTGACTCTACGGCTTCAACGGGTTTGCGTTGGTCTGCTGGCCAAAAGATTCTTCAGATCGTGCGAGCGACGGACAGCACGGACCGCAGCACAACAAGTACCTCGTATGTTGACGCCAGCATTAGCGTCACGATTACGCCACAAAAATCTGACAGTGCAATTCTAGTTCTGTGGAAATGTAACGCCAGATCGGATAGATCCTCAAATTTCAACCAACAGGACTTGGC